TTATGCAAGAACACGGCAGATGAAAGCTGGATCCTGATCGAAAACCAGATCGAAAAAACGGATCATAAGCACTTGGGTCAATTGATGACTTATGCCGCCGGATTAAAGGCTGTTACGATTGTTTGGATTTCTGGTCAATTCTGCGAAGAACATAGAGCTGCCTTAGACTGGCTTAATCAGATCACCGATGAATCCATTCGCTTCTTTGGCTTGGAAATCGAATTGTGGAAGATCGACAATTCTCCCGCTGCTCCACGCTTTAAAATTATCAGCCAGCCAAACGATTGGGCCAACACCGTTCGCCAAGCGGCAACTGTATTGATGGAGCGACCATCGGAAACGCTTCGTGTCAAATATTGGACAGCACTCCGTTCTTACATGCAGGAAAAAAAGAGTAAGTTACGTTCTCAAAAACCCGCTGCAAATCACTGGTATAATTTTGGCATAGGCACTAGCAAAGCCAATCTTGCCGCTTTAATTATAACCCGCGAGAATAAAATTGGCGTTGAGTTGATTATTAAAGCTGAAGATTCAAAAGAAATATTCAAAGAATTATTTTCTCGAAAAGAAAAAATTGAATCTGTCATTGGTAGCCAATTAGATTGGCGAGAAATGCCAGATAAAAAAGCGTCGCGTATTGTTCTTTTCAAGCAATGTGATCCTACCAATGAAGATGATTGGGAAGAGCAATTTCAATGGATGCAAGACACCCTTGAAAAATTTGATAGAGCATTTAGACCATCATTTAATAGTGCTTTAAGGTAATGATTTCTGTCCAAAGTTGATGCCACTTTTGCTGGCGATGCCTGCCACTAAAATAGCCAGTAATCCGACCGTCAGCCAGCGTACCAGTGTTTGCCAGAATGTGCGCTGCATTGCTTTTATAGATTTAGACAGATCTCGCAATGTCCGAATATCATGTGCAGCTTCTTCATCTGCCAGACCAACTTCGCGCAGGGCTTTGCGCGCCCCAAGACAAGCAGCTTCTTCGAGCAGAATTTCTAGTTCACTGCGTCGTAGATAAACCATGTCTTGTTTTTGAGAGTTGGGCATTCGGTTCTCCTATAAAATCTCGGCGTTATGAACGATATTGTTTTCAATGACGCAACTAATCTCGACTTGATCTGCACGCGGCTTAACAGACAATACGCGAGCCAAGGCAGCCCATTTTTCAGCGGCACCGAATGAGAAATGCGTTCTTTCTTCAGTCGTTCCTGTAAATGGCGTGAAATCTATTTCATCCTGCAAGATGACTTCGTTCTCATTGCCGCCACGCACAACCTCCCATGGGCCGCTGATACTGCCATCGCGCTTGCGTAGGATGATGTAATGAGGAATATCCGGTGTAAAATCCAATGGCTCTGATAATTTAAGCATCGGGGCATCAAACAATATGATATCACCAGCTTGTCCCCAGCTTGGCATGTCATGCGCCAAAGCGATTAAATCACCATATGTTGGGATCATGCCTTCAAGTTCAGTTCTGAAACTGACCATACGGCGGCGATAGCGGTTGGCCGCAGCCATATACATTCCTTCACGTAAAGCATGGGCTTCATTTGTACAGCCGAATAGCGATACCTTGGCAGGCTGCTCCGCATTACTGTCCGGCAGGCTGGCTGTTATCTCATCGGTTTTCCATGTTTTGGCATTGAAGAATTCCACCGTCACAGCATCTGCCGTATCATCGCCAGGCATGACGTAATCAATTTTAAAACTGCCTTTTGCAATATTGCGCGGGCTGAATAAAGCTACGGGCAAACTTTTCTGTTCATCCCGAATAATCCGCGTAATACCGCCTTGCAAAATAGGAATGGCTCGGCCACATCTGGCAATGCGGGTCAAAGCATCCCAGACGGTCAATTTCTGGTCAAAGACACCATCAAAGTTATCTTGGCGTGTTTGCCAGAGTTGGTTTAATGCAACGAGCGCAAGAATATCGATCCGGCTATCATTCAGTTTCGCGCCATAATTTGCTTTCAAAACGTCGGCAATTGCCCAAGCAATGGATCGGGTTGCTTGCGGAGCCGTCCATGCTCCGTCTTGCCATACGGGCAGTTTGCGCGTCACAATGCAATTGATCATGCGGGATGAACGCTGGGAAAGATTATCAGTTGCGCGCATTTTGAGCGCTAATAATGTGAGGCCAGAGAAATCAGCGGTTGTTTGCAGGAAAGCGTTCAAACCGCTCCAATTAATGTCATGACCAGCGCGTGCGCTCGTATCCTTATTATCTTGCCGTAAAACTTGGACCTCATAACGCCCAGGTGTGACGCTATATTGGTAAGTGCGTCTGATGGCTGAATTCGTAGCAGCTGTTATTGATTCATTAGCAAGAACTGTCCATGCACCAATGGCATTTCCTTCATCATCAACAGATCGAACTTGAACCTGCCATGAAACGCTCCGAGCAACGAGTGCGCCAGCATCGTTAGCGTAATAAAGGCCACGAGCCATAACTACATCTATGGCCAATTTGTTAGTAAGGGTTTCGGGAGGGTTAGCGATAAAGGGACCAACCCATCCACCGCCATTTGCAACCGAAAGCAACTCTTGTCCGGCCACTTCCGGTGCTGCAGCCACATCGGCATGGAATAAAGTCAATGCACCACCAGGCGGGATGATCTGGTGCGTGATTTCCTCAAAGCTCGTGATGGGGGTATCTTCGATACGGATCTGCTCAATATCGTATTCGCCTTGACCAATCACATGCAGCTGATAAAGAAACTGGTCATTATTGGAAAATTCCGAATATGGCGTGGCGGCAAAGTCAGGATAAACAATATGATGGCCATAAACGATAGGAATAGGCTCTGCCAGGCGCGCCTGGTTGCCCTGTGCTTGCAATGAATAGGTTGGACTTGGCTGGCTTAGGTTAAAATTGCCAACGCCACCCAAACTGGGTGAAGGCGGAGGAATAAGGGCATTAACCAAGGCTGATCCGGCCAGCGCCACACCAGCGCCAATTAAAGATACGCCAATTGTGCTTGTGACACCTATCGCTCCGGCAATAGCGCCGCCGATCATGGGCGCAGCAACGATCACTGCAATCGATAAAACTGTACGTAGAGGGTTTTTTCCGCCTCCACCACCGCCTTGGGGCAAGGCTATGAAGGTAATAATCATATCACCTGAAATGACTAATGTATTCCATTCTTGACGGAGGACAGGCTGACCATCAACAAGGCAAATGGTCGGACGCGGAAATTCTGCAATATTCTGAGTATTCAACCATGCACGAATAGTCATAGTTTCAATGACTGCATGAACTGTGCGATTGTGCGTCAGATCAAACGGATTGTTCAACACGGCTATCGTGGCCATCTTCGATTTCCTTATAGCGATAGAAATTTTCGATCTGCCAGCCACAAAGCTGCAGATTTTTCAGATCTTGAAACACAACACCTGAGCCTTGAGCGCAATGCAAAATTCCGCCGCCATCGACATTAAGCCAGATGCCCACATGTATGGGATGGCGTGACTGGCGCATCAAAGCGATGTCACCTTCCTGCGGGGATTCAATTACTCGCCAGCGCTGACGTTCTGGATGAGCATCAATGGTGCGTATTAGGGCTTTAAGATTGTTTTCTTCAACTGGAATGATCTCCAGCTTCCGGTTGTAGAAACGGCGATGGATATCAACGACCAAGCCCCAGCAATCAAAACAATCAGGACCATCGGCAGCAACCTTCCATGGTTTGCCGATATAATCAAAAGCCCAATGAATCATCGTGTTAGACCAGGAAAGCGTTTGGCAGTGTAAGTTTTGGAAGGAAATGCCTTATTCCCAACGTCAAGCATGCGGGCGCGCCCCGTCACTCGGTAGCTGTCAGCCGACACTTCGGTTAAAACGAGCGTCATGGGAGGATCCATTTGCGGACCGCTCAAGTCATCGGAAAGATAAGGTCGATAGGTCACCTCGATTTTATCCTGGCTTTCGGCAGCTCCGTCCAGGTGTTTGACGATCTCGCGTGTAACGTTATCCAGCGTGACAGATATTTCTGGTACTGGGGCGGTATCAATGGAAGGCAATTCCAAATCAAAGCCCATCGCAACGAAAAGCACATTTTCACCCGCGTTGATCGGTGCGCCAGACTCCAGCATGGCTGTTAAATCTGCATTGTCGCGCACCACGCGGATGGCTGTCGGATTGCCACTATCATCGAGAAATGATGGATGACGCAATTCTAGCGTATGCAGGATAACGACATTACTAGGTGACGATGCATAGGCTTCCCGAAGGGCCTGAGATAGGGTGTCATTCGGCATCTGGTTGGTCCCAACCCAAATCGATTAGATAATCCACGGCAATTCCGTTTAAAATGGAATTCTCGATTTCATTAGAACGAGACCGAATTTCTTGGATTGAAGTAATAATGGCTTGTGCCTGCGCCATCTGATCTTGTTCATCGGTGGCTGGGTTTTCTTTCTGCCCAAGTAGATATAAATCAACCAAGGCATTTTGCTGCCGCCATAAGGGGGCAACAGATAAAATCCGTTCCTCAGCTTTTTGTTTAATTTGCTTGAAAACTAAACCGGACCCGCGAAGCAAAGCCAGTTCATCATTAGTGATATTTTTTCCACCGGAGGGTGGATTGACATCTTCTGCAAATGAAAAATAATTACGACCGTCCAGGCTACCCAAATAAATAGGCATGATGGACAAATCAGTAAAGTTCAATTCTTTGGAAATTAGATAGCTTTTGATCGACATTTCATTCTCCTAAAAGATTACGTTTTTCAAGGAATACTGATGTTCTGCCGATCCAGATCTCGTTCCTGTTTCGCCATAACTGTTGTATCCGCATGCATCGACACGGCCATCGTCATATAAAACGCTCAAGCCCCAATAAGTTGTGCCTTGTCCATAGGTTCCCCAATCTTGAATAGTTCCACTAATTCCATAGACTTTTGTAAATACAGTATTGGTATTTGACGCGCCGATTCCAAGATTTCCGCTCAGGCTATAGCCAGCAGCCCAAAGGCTATTGCCTGCCTGGACAACGCATCCTTCAGCACCTTGACCACCGCCAATTTTGACTTTGGTGACCTGACCTTGAAATGCACCCGATGGTTTAAATGGTGCAGATTGGTTGACGATGTTGCCAGTACCACATTGGCCATAATTATTATATCCCCATGTATATAGCTCACCGGTATTTGTAATTGCGGCAGCCATAGGATAACGACCATCACCTGTAATAATATCTGTGAAAAATTTAGCCGATGGAATTTGTGTGAAGCTGTTTCGATCTGTGGTGTCGCTTAAGCCAAGCTGACCGACGCTATTATTTCCAGTTGACCAAATCGTGCCATCTGCGCGAAGAACATATCCGCTAGCTGTCGGCGTTCCGGTTGCAGGATATCCGGCGCAAACTGCTCCTTTGACGGCATTATGAATTGAAGGGTGCAAGATTGGTGTTTGCCGTGGTGTGACGTCACCTAAACCCAGCTGACCATAGGCATTTGCACCCCAAACCCAAAGATCCCCATTGCTTTGCACGGCATAAACTGAGTGTTGAACGCCAGATATTGCCACATGGACAATATTCGTTAATGCGCCACAACGGACGGGCGTTGTCTGAGTTGCTGTTGTACCGTTTCCGCAAGACCCATCCGCATTGTAACCACAACCATATAATTTGCCGTCTGTTGCTAAAAACAATACGCAAGCGTGATCATACATATTAGCGCGGCTTGGAATAACTTTAGCAATTTGAATATTATTTGTGACGAAATATTCAATGCGTTTGGCAATTGCACGAGTGGTAGTATCCCCATGCCCCAATTGTCCATAGTTATTATATCCCCATGACCAGACTTCGCCTGTGGCTGTCAAGCCATAGCTTTGATGGCCGCCGCATATTACCTCGACAAATCTTGCGTCAGGATCTTCGGTAGTTAACCGTGTTGCGGTCAGTGTATTAGCGCCCGCCAAATCACCATTATTGTAGTTTGCGCCATATCCTACACATCTAATCGTGCAATCGGCCATCAAATATGAGCGAATGTGACTTCCACCATGACCATTAACTTTAGCAAGCTTTAATACGCGTCTTGCTGGATCAACAGCCTGAGTTCTCCATGCAGGTCGCCCGTTGATCAATTGTAAAATTTGTGTGTCGATACCACGTGGTAAGCGGATTGGATTGGTACCATCGTGAATAAGAATATCACCTTCTTGTAACAGCTGATCTGTGCCAGATGCCATTAATTCCCAGTCGAGGCCAACCACGGGCGTAACACTGATGGTATTGCGTAGGGCAACATAGCTGGAGCCTTTATAGCCAACGACATCATCCTTAACGTAATTAATGCCTGGCGCATATGGACCACGCCAGTTAAAGCGGATATTACCAAGATCGATAATAGACATGATTTTCCTTTCTAGATGACGATTTGCAAATGACCGGAGGCGCTCAACGTGAATGAAACGCCAGGCAAAGTGATGAACCAGAAGACGTAGTCAGCAGCATTAAAGGTGCCATCGCCGCTTTCAGCGATAAGTTTTGAGCCAACTTTTTTGATCCCGTAAAAACGGGAAATGGAAGAGACAGGTTCATAGCCGCTTTCATCTTGTTTGACTGCTAGCATCATCCGAGCCAAACCAGTCAAATTGGTAGGTAAGTTTAAGCTATTGGCTAATAGCTGTGCATCCTGGGCAAAATCATGTGCTTCATCGCGATAGTCATGTGCTTGATCCAAGATCTCATTCAGTTCATTTCCTGTGCCAACAATGCTGTCTATGACGGCCTGTGCGCTGTCTTGTATATCTTTAATTGTCTTAGCGGCGGACTTGACAGGGCCGCCTTCAGTCGTAACGACAGCTGTATTATTACCATGAACTATATTGTGAAGGATAAGCGTATCCGCTTGAATGCGGGCAATTGCTTCCTGCAGATCTGTTTGCAATGTCATTGATTTTCCTACCAGAATTGAACAAGCGGCATAGTTTGATGGATATGTTGATGAAACTGATTGCAGACGAGCAGCAAACCTTGTGGATTTTCATCCAATAAAAGATTTAGCAATCCTTCATCGAGAACGGGGCGTTCTCGAATTTCAAGCTCTGAAGTCACTTCCCAGAGTGTGCCTCCTGCAACGAGCTGTGACGTAAATTGACGTGTAAACCGCGCTTCCTGTTCCAAAAGACCAAGTCCGCCCAGCAATGTCACATAAAACCAGTTTGCACCTTCACGCGCTTTCCATCGATACCAACCTTCAAAGACTGCATATTGATCGCGCCTCATAATCCAGCGTACCTGAACCTTTGTTGGCACATTCGTGAAACGGCGACGCTGACGAGCCAATCCAGCATCCATTTCAGTACGGAGAATAGCTTCGCCAGGTTGGACGCTATAACCTTGTACCGTTGGCAAAGGTAGAGTTTGTGGCCAAATGATTGACATCTTGTGTTCTCAGAAGAATCCGATAGAATGGAAGTCGAAATTGGTCAGCGACGAAATCAATGGCCAAATAACCGAAAGTTATTAACTGCACCCGAAAGGAGCTTTTACATGCAAAATTATTCGCCTTTTTTTCAAACACTTTACGACGAGAAAGTCCCTGTAGGGCATTTGGGACGTGGCACACATTACTCAGTGTTGCGAGCTATTGTTTTTCATGATGAACGTGGCAAGCCATTTCCTGAAAGTCGTTCTAAAGGGTTGCAAGCGCAATTCCATGATTTTGCCATCATTTGGGATGAAGATCATGATACGCGCATAATTAAAGTGATTGAAAGAATCTACGCCAAGGGCTTATTACCTTTTTTTACTTTCCTGGGTGAGCGAAAAGGTGGCTTAACGGCTCTTGCTCTTTCGGATTCCGATGCCTTGCACCACAATGCTGGAAATATTGTTGAAGACATTTGCTCAGATTTTGGTGTTGATTGTTGGACATCTGAAATGGGAACCATTTCTAATCCACAGGGTATTATTAGTGATAAAACAGCAAATGTGGTTTTATACCTTAATAATATTAATATGTTGTGGAAGCTTGGATTAAAGCCGATCATCGATAGCTCCCCGCAGCAGGATTGAGGCCATAACGCCGCTCAAGTGTTGGTGCTAAGCCTTCGCCTTTGGCGACATTACGAACGATGTTGTTTTCGATTTCCTCGATAATGATGTTCAAATTCAGATTACCTGACGAGTCCTTGCTCATGGACGCGCCGACTTGTGCGTTGGATACATTATTCTGGACCTTAATCGACACGTTTACATTCGGTTTGCTGTTCAGGGCATCGCCCAAGAGGTTCATTTGTCCAGGGGTAAAAACGGCTTCGCCATGCTTGGCGATGATCGGTACTTCTTGACCAACAATGCCGCCCGTATGGAAACGAGGTGCATCGGAAAAGATCGATGGAGAGACGACCCGGTTACTTAATCGGTCTGATCCAATCACACCACCTGTATGAGCGGCTGGAGCAGCGCCCGATGAGCCACCGAATAATCCACCTACAAAGCTGCTTAAAGCGCCAGATAAGGGACCAGTAATCGAGGACTGGATTTGCATCCGAATCAAATCAGAAATGATAGAATCCGCAAGGGATGCAAAATCCATCTTTCCAGTTTTAACAAAACTAACCAGCGCGTCTTCCATGCTCTTAAAAGAATTGCTGACAAACTTTTCGCTTTGGCTGGCCATATCCAGCGCTTCTTCGCGGACGGTTTTCAGCCCTCGAATGATGCCATCTTCCCACGTTTTGGAATTCTTCAAATCCTCGTCACGGGCTTCCTTAAGCATATGGTTGTAAACCGCATCCACTTGGTTGCGGAAATCCTCATAGCCCTTAGATGTGGCGCTTAATCCTGTAAGCGCCTCGGCACGCCATTCTTGTGCGCGCTGAATTGCACCGACCATCGTTTCGTCGATTTCGGCGTAGCGCTTCTTGACATCTTCAACAATCCGTTCACGTTCGCGCTGCTCTTTGTTGCCGTCGCGTGTTTGTTGTTGATATTGTTGTTCTGAAATTTTCAATTTTTCGATATTGGCGACCGTCGATTTAATCTGGTCGGCATACTGAGCTTGTTGGCTTCCTTGCTGTTCATTCATGCCAAGCCCGACACGCTGCAATGCCTGTTCTTGTTCATTGACGATAGTGGCTTGCTTGACGGCATCGGCACCTTGTTTGCGCGCTGCGTTCAAACGCTGCAGGGCTTGCTGCTGAGCGTTTAGCTGATCAATGTTTTCCTTGATCTTTTTTACTTCGTCGGTCGACAGATCAACGGGTTTCGGCGCGGTTGGCGTTTGCGGCGCGTCAGGCTGCTGCATTTTCTGTTTGGGATTACGCAATTCATCCAAGGCTGCTGCGGCTTTTTTCGCCGCGCGTTCTGCTGCCAGCAAAGCCAATACCTGTTGCTGTACACCTTCGGCTTGTTTGCCAAAATCTGGATATTTCGTCGCTAGTTTGAACAGGGCGTCAGAATATTCCGTGGCCGAAATTTTGCCCGTATTAAACTCGGTGCGGATCTTGTATAGCGCGTCCTGAAGCGGCGTGCCGAAACGGGCCGCTTGGTCAAAGAACCCACCGATGCCCTCAAATTTCAGTTCTTGTTGCAGATCGATGATGTTCTGCCGCGCGGTCTCCAACTGCTTGGTATAGCGATAGATTGCCTCGTTGTTGGACAAAGCCTGGCTGGCCGTGTCCGCTTTTTTGGCGACTGAGCTAAGCTCGTCTTTGATTTCTTTTAACTCGGCAGCATGGTCGTGCGCGGCCTTGGCTGCGGCATCGTGGCCGGAAGCCAATTTGTAAAGGGCGACACCCGCGATAATAGCCAAGCCGACAGGACCGCCAATAAAGGCAAGTGCTGCGCGAAGTCCTACCATAGCAATAGTCGCCAATTGCGTGGCCGCTTCGACCGCAACCAGCCGCAAGGCAAAGCCTGCTGACAGGCTGGAAGCCAATTGCAAACCGACTGCCATGCCAGCATTACCCATCATGGCAGCGTTGAAAGCAGTGATGGCTCCAGCAACGGTTCTGGCGATCAATAGGCCTTCCAGTGCGGTCACAGCCAGATCGGCATTCTCAATAAGCAGAGACAGGCCTTTGGCGGCGGTAGCAATGGTTTCGCCCAAGGTTTCACCCAAGGCATGGGCAGCATCCTGAACACCAGGATCCTGCAGCGTGGCCGAGAGGGTACGATATCCATCTGTCAAACCCTGCAGGAAGCCGCCTTGCGCGATGGTGCGCTCAATCTCAAGCACGCTATTGTGAAAACGATTGAGTTCGGCGCTTGCATTTTTGGAAGCCTCTGGCACACCCTCGGAAAAGGTCTTACGGATCTCCGCCGCGAATTTTGGCAGGAAGTCTTCAGCAACCAGCTTGCCCTGCGATAGCATTTTGTCGAGTTCGGCGGTTGTAATGCCCATACCGCGTGCGGCAATCTGGAATGCGCCGTAAAGACGCTCGCCAAGCTGACCGCGTAATTCTTCGGCCTGAACCTTGCCCTTAGACATGATCTGGCCAATAGCCAATAATGCGCCCTTGGTCTGATCCGAGGACAGTTGCAAAACGGTCGAGGCTTCGGCAACCGCTGTGAAGATGTCGCGGGTCTGTTGGCCAGCCAGGACGGTGCCTTTGGAGGCCGAAACCAGCGTCAAATAGGATTGGGCCGTGTCCAGCAAATTCAGGCCGAGACGGTCGGCTTCCTTTTCCAAGAAACCCATTTCGGCTGCAGCACCCTGTGCGCCACCTGTGACCGCCGCCAAGGCCGTATTCAACCCTTGAAATTCCATTCCAGTCTCGTTGACCGAGCGTAAGCCCTGCATGACGCCAGACAGGCCAGCATAAGCCCCAATAAGACCCGCTGCCTGGCGGAATACGCTGTTCAGCGCCTGAGCCGTGTTGTCGACAACCTTCAGATTGGCATTGGCTGGCTTTGTGGCTGCAGAGATCTTGTCGAACGCTGATTGTCCGGTGCGCCCAATCCGATCAAACTGATCTTCAACGCGCTTGCCATCAACCACCGCAAGGCGGATGCTCATATTTTTCTGGGCAGTTGCCATTAATGATTTCTCAGGATTGGTTTTTTTGAGCGATTAAGATTTTGGTGAAGCCGTTTGCGGCGGAAGGCAGCAGCACGGCAACGGCATCGGTTTGATAGCCAAGCGCATCGCTCAGCTTTAGTGCGTCAGACAATGGAAAGCTGTGTCGAAGCATGGGTGAGAGTTGCAGAACCAAATCCCAAGCCTGCCAGCCTTCTAGGGTTTGGAGCGCCGTTTCCTGGTATGGGCAGTTCGCGCAGGGCGTGGGGCAGCTTGAGCAGTAACTTGCGCCGTCTCCGAAATGCCATTCGGCGCGGCGCTCAAGTCTTTTTTTTCGGCATCGATCAATTCGCGCACGCCAGTATATTGCTGGGAAAAGCTGGTAGCAATCGACCAAAAACCTGACATTAATTCGTCAATTTTTTCCGGTGTAACGGGGGCCGGATCACTGCCATCAGCTTCTAAAATGCCTTCCCATTCCACAATAGCTGTGCGCGCCAGCCCACGAGCCAGGTATTCCTCGGCCAGAGCTTCCCGAATAGTCTGGTCTTCGACATTGGGTAAATCATCCAGGCTGGCACCGATATCTTTACGCTTTCGATATTCTTCGCCCATGACGGCTAGACGGGAATTCATATAAGCACGGGCAGCATAGAAAATCGGGCTGGTGCATGGCCGAACTTTGACGCGCACACCAAGACCCAATTCAAGCCAATAATTTTCCTTTGGGATTTTAAGCGTAAGCATTAATAGCTCTCCACATCATTAATCAGGGTGACTGTGACCATGCATCCTTCGGTCGTATCTTTAGCGCCCTGGAAATCGTAAGAAGCCTCAATTCCACCTGGGCCACTGACTGAGCGTTTCGGTTTTGGCAGATAAACCTCATGACAGGTAATCACCAGCTTGCGATTTGCATCGATGGTATAAGCCAATTCAAGATTGATCGGCGTGGCAGAGCGCGCGGCATCCATTAAAGTCGTATCTGCATAACGGACGGAAATGCTGCCGCTTAAGGATGCAACGCCAGGATCAACACCATCAATTTTCCCATCATCACGGATGGTTTCGATTTTCTCCAAATTGTTAGAATAATTCAAAGAAGCTGAAGTCACGTTGCCAAGAAAAGAACCGTTTTGTTTAACTGAACCTTGGAACTGAGAAAAGCGAGTGAATTCGTCCTCTTCCGGTGTGGTGTCCTTGCTAACAGTTTGCTTTGTCTCGCCTTGACCAATCAAATTAATGGTGACCTGAGCTTCACCGGAACGCTGGAAGTTGAACGCCATCGAATTGGCGCGCACACCAGTGAAAAGCGGGAAGTCAGGGATCTCTGGCAAGCCCAGCTCAATGGACATGCTTGGCAGCGTTAATCCACCCGATCTGTATTCATGGGTATAGGGGCCAGTACCAGTCGTTTCGGGATCACCGAAGACTGCTTTTAGCCATTGGCCAATATTTCGCAAATCAATTGGCACGACGATATCACCATCGACATTGATCACATCAAGGAATGGTTGGGTTGGATCACGGCCTAATCCAAGCACGTTTGATTCAATCAGGCCCTGGGCAGAGTCCAGTTCACTGGATACGAAAGGCATCAATAAATAAGCCCCCGAAGCGGGGGCTGTTCCATAGGTTGTTTCAAACGCCATGATAAATCTGGCATTCCAGCCATAAGCACGCGACATGGGTGTCTCCTTTAGGTAAGTGGGTTCAGGGTTGAATATTCGAGAATAATCGGTATGACCGCCGCTTTGAGCGTGGGTGCGCCTTCAAGATGTTCTTCCATCAATTCGGGTGAGCCAATGAACATATAATCAATCAGTCCACCCAGCGTGGGATCCAAGTCAATCGCAGCACCGATTTGTACCAATATGCTGTCCAGTTGCAGATCACGGTCGGACTGTTCGGCTTGCTGAACAATCACTTCCAGTTCTGCGCGGTGACGATAAATATAACGAGTTGGCGATAGAATAATGTCTGGCTCACCAATCTGACCATCTCTTAAAATCATCATGCCATTGGGTGAAACTTTCGTGGGCAGAGCATGGTTGCGTTTAATGGGGACGGATGGAATGGTGCTTTCCAACCATGAAAAGAGCGCGTTTAAAACGCGCTCACGTGTGCTTTCTGTCATCTTTTAATCCGGCCAGTATTTCAGAATGAGAAAAGGCAGGCGTTCAAATGATAGCGCTGCTTCTTCTTGGAACTTAATGAGTTTTGGCAATTTTGTTTGAGGCACAAGCCAGAACATAACCGTTGAAGTTAATCCTTTTCCTGTTTTCTGTGCCGATGCACCAGCTTTCCGAAACCCTTTGAACTCTCCAGTCCGGCTTTGGGATTGGCGCAGACCTTCGGCAATCAAAAGGGACGGGCCTGTGCTGCGATACACAAACCGAAGTGGCCCATATCTTTGCTCTGGGAAATTAGAAGGATTGATCCGTTTGCCGCCAATGCCGCGCTTGGGCGCGTTCGGAGTGGGAATGGCAAGCCAGAAGCCGGTCTTGGAACGAATGACAGTGGCATCCTCAAAACCTTGCATGACTTTAGAAGCACGAGTATAAACCAACCCGGCTGCGCGAATGCTATTTTCACCCTTTGGATATAATTCACCGCGCCATGTATTGGCCATTCTTGCGCCAAGGCCAGCTGCCATGACCTGTCGACGCATTGATAATTTCAACTTATCTGTTGCCTCGCGCACACCTAGTGTGACTGCTTGCTCCCCAACCTTGAATTCTGCTTCCATGTATTTTTGGAGATTTCCAACCAGGGCAGCAGTCAAACGCATTTATTATCCTGAAAAAAATACTTTTCGATCATCTTCATTGTGAAGATCAAATCGAGCGATGTGATAATCTTTTGGCGGTATCGTTTCGGAGTATAAATTAAAAGGAAAGCCTTCTAATCCAAACTCTGCAATCACTCCTTGCATATCTTTATCGTAACAATTCGACAAAGTTTTGATATCTGTAGATGGGAAGCTATCTTTCAATTGCTTATTATATTGCGGTTGAAAATATCGGATCATTGCTGCTTCATATAAAGAGACCCTTTCTTTCTCTGTCGTATTAAAGAGCATATCAAGACCATTTGATATTCTCTTGCTGGAGGTGTCTTTATCCTTGTTTTTAGCAAAAGGGTTCATGAAAGTATAAAGTTTGTTATTCTCCAATCCGATTAAAAGAAGTTGCAAGTCATGTCCTTCTGATACGCCTTTGATAGCCATCTCTTGTAAAGTGCTATGACTTTTTAATCTATCAAGCGCATTTCTGTTTCCATCCTTACCGTAAGCTTGTCCAATGTATTGGACTTTGAAGTTTAAATTTTGAATGGAACGCGATATAGCATTTAAAAATGCTATTCGTTCAGGAATAGCATCATACTTTTCTCCAATATCGTCTTCTAAATAAACATCCTCATTTTCCTGTATCAGCTTAAAATTTTCAGGCAAATCTAAATTTAGTGTCCCCTTATTTTTTCCACCATAAAGCGATACATCAATTAAGAGGGAGTTATTTTCTTTTTTAATTTCACCAATTTTTATTTTTGGAACTTCTCCAATGAAATAGATATGGCATTTGCTAATCAAATCTTTGTATTGTTCTGCGCTATCCTGATCGTACATTAAATTTGCTGATATAAGCACGAAATCATTTGCATACATTGATATTGCATGTTCTATAAGATGGCGCTTGTCACCTAATCTTTCTTCAATATCTGGCATTTATTCCTCAACTTATCAATTGCTAAAAGTTAATTATAGCATATAGCACTCATATTTTAAAACAATGCCGTATTGGTCTGAAAATGGTTCTCCTTGTATGATGTATATATTTCCATCTTTTTCGATTTTTTCTAAAGAAAAACTGGATGGGATATCTTTCTTTCTTATTTCAAATATGTGTATCTGAACATTAGCATGACTATGTGCGATGTCTTGTATTTGATCAGGGTGTCGATGTATTACAGTTGTTGAAACGTTAGAAGAGTCTGTAAATTGGAGATACGCTGTTTCCCCAAATTTAGAAAACAGCGTATCGGTCATCCGAAGAGAGGACTCTTTAAATGTCATGACTAACTTTTCTTTTCAGATGTATCTTTTTCCAATTGTTCCCAGGCATTATCACGCTGTGCACTGGTGATAGTTACGCCAAGGATTTTTTCAATGGGTTTGATATTAGGGATTCCATCCTTTCCATAGTCTTTCTTTGGATCGAGCTGTAAGATGGCATCGATAATATCTTCGATACTCGGATCTAATTCAGCTGAAGGCTGATTTGGTTTGCCCTCTGCTAATTCAGCAAAGCCTCGATCAACCAAGCTCTCAGCTTCTTCCTGTTTCAGATCAACTTCCTGACCAATATCGACCTGTTTACCATTGGCATGAAGCGTAATCAGCGCACGAATTTTTGTCATGAACTATCTCCTTATCGAACAGTTGCACAGAAAGATGCATTCGGGCGGTATGGCACCAGCAGCGGAGCTGATTGCAGCAATAGCCAGCGAACGGCAGGATCTTCCTCAAGCCATGATTTGGAAAAATAGCGTTGAGCGCGGAAGCCCGCTTTTTCGTCCATGATGGAGCCATAGCAGCGTGTGCCTTCCAGCTGGGTCGTGCTACCGATAAGGACGGTATAATCAGGCAGCAGCTTTTTCACCTGATCATTATCGTCAACATAGCGGTCGTTATAGACCCAGAAGTCCAGATCACCCAGCGATCCAACATAACGCGCCAGCTCGCTGCCTTGGCCGAAAGCAATCGGGCCGTAATTCATTCCGTCACTGCCACGCAGTCGCTGTAAGTCAAGCAGCTTTTCAACCTTTGGATCGCTTTTGAATAAGCGCCAGGCCAAAGCATCCATGATGACAGTACGACCAACAGCGCCTGATTTTTCTTGGATCTTAGCAACCCAATCTTCCAGGTTATCGATCATGCTGATGCCAGTTTCACCCCAGCGGTTTGAGCCAGCCAGTGCAATGGTCAGTTCGCTATCACGCTGGAAATCAACGACAACGGTTGGATAATCATCGCCGGAGACCGTGATTTTACCTGTTCGCAGCGCTTCGGAGGCCATGACCTCCTCGCGGCGGGTCAGGTTTTCCAACTGTTTAGCCAGGGTGCGATTGAGATTGGCTTCAAGACGTTGTTGCGGGGAGAGCGTACCGCCAATCTTTTCGCCAATGGCGCGTTTGAACGGGCGGGAAGCATCGAAGCGACGCTTATCTTTGGCGTAAGCTGGACGGAAGCTTTTAGTTGTAAAGCCTTCATCGTCGACAACCTTACCAGCGATCAACGGTGACACGAACGGTGTCAGGCGTGGCTTGGACTTGTCAACGTCGAAGTGAATTTCTTCGGACTCTTCGGTTTGTACTTGGCCAAAAAAGACATCCAGCAAGAAAGATGCAGGACGGTTAAGGCGTTCCACGACCTTTGTCAGGACATGGGTGCTGTAGATATCGATGGACATAGACTATTCTCCTTATGCAGATTGGTTTTTACGCAGATAAATATTTTTTCCGCGCAGTGTTGGACGGACGCTGTCAACGGTATGGCCAGCGCCAAGCGTCAGAGTGAGTTCGTTGAATTCGCCCGCGAAATAGACGACCGCTTGGACATCGGCAGAAGCCGCAGGCGCAGCTTCAGCCAGAATTGCCTCTGGGGTTTGTGATCCATCCGACGAGGCTGAAGCGCTCAATTTGAATTTTCCGGAAGCAGTGATTTTGCCAAGGACGGATCCTTTAACCAGATCAGCTCCGGCAGCGATGGTGACAAGGCGCTGGATTTGCGGGTATTCACCAGCGATGAGATTATCGGGGATGTATTCCCCTTGATTAGAAAATCCGGCTTTTGGCATGGTTTACCTCTTTCTTTGGTTAAGCGGCAGAAGCGATACGATTGGCAACCGTATCGATATCGTTGGCGGTTTCATCGCTATCCGGAGCGACTTCCGGATTGGGCATAGCGTTCATCGCACGTTCAAAAGAAGTGGATGGCTTGGGCGTTTCGAGACTGGCGCAAGATAAAAGCTGGGCAGCTTCATGTGGGTGAACGTCGGTCGCAAAGGCGATTTCCTGTGCCAGTTTTTCGCGTCCTTTGGCTTCCTCACAGGAGAGAATTGCTTGCAATCGCTTTCGCTCTTCCATGCTTCCTTCCTGGCGCAGACGGGCAGCGAGCTCCGGATGATCATTTTTCAAAGTATCGAAATCCATTCTCTTTTTCTCCTGTGGTGGTTGGGGATTGGCATTAAAAAAGCCCGTCGAAACGGGCTGGGCTTTGGAAGTGGATAATTCGGTAATCAGCCTCTCAAGAGAGCCAATTCGGTCGGCAAGCCCGACCTTTACGGCATTTATGCCGATCATTACGTCACCAGCGCCGTAATTATCTTGAACCGCCTGGTTGTCGATCCCACGGTTGCGGGCGATGGTGCCAATAAAGACGTCTGCCATACTGTCGATGCGCGCCTGAATGCGTGCGCGGCCATCATCGCTGGCAGGATCCAAACGTTTGTGTGGGCTTTGGGAAGAAACGATCTCGATCTCGCTGACAGCTTCCTTTGATGATTTACTGCGGTAAATGCCGACAACGCCAATCGAGCCTAATGCTGAAGTTTCTGACACTACAATTTCATCAGCGGCAGAGGCTATCCAGTATGCGCCAGAGGCTGCGTCGCCGGATGCATAAGCGACGACTGGCTTTTTCCCGCGCGCATCGAAGACCATGTTTGCAAGTTCAGCAACGCCATTCACCTCACCACCTGGTGAATCAATATCCAAGATAATCGCTTTTATTGCAGGATTTTCTAGGGCAGCCGTGAAATCCCGTGCAAGCATTTCATAGGAAGATGCCCCGCTGATCATGGTAAATAAATTGGCGTAGCGGAATAAAGGGCCAGTTATAGGCAAAATTGCTACGCCATCGCGTTCTGTAACGGCGTATGTATTTTGCAGATTGCGCCCCAGTTTGGCAGCCACAGCTTGCGGGCTTTCGTTTTCACGTGCCGCAATCTCAAGAATGGTTTGCAATGCTGGCTCGGTAATGGCCCAAGGATCGCCAGTAATGCGGTTCCAAATTCTCATTCGTTCGTTTCCTTTTGTATGGGTTCGACAGTATTCAGAATGCTGTTTGTGTCATTAATGCTGAGACCAAGTTCCAAGATTTTGGCTTTTTCGCGTGAGAGCTGTTCGAGGGTTTCTTCCCAGTCCAATCCTTGAGAGGCGCATTCATCTTCCAGCGTTGATAATCCAATCTGCATTCTAAGCTGGGCAGCTTTGGCTTCTTTGACGGGATCAATCCAGCCACGGCCAGGGCCAATCCATTTGCAGCGCGTCCAGGCGAATTTATTCTCGTAAAAATCTGGAGCTTCAATAACCCCTTTATTGATGGCTTCCTCCAACCAAAGCTCATAGACAGGTTTCGCCCAATAAGTCGAAAGCCATTGTCTCTTGGCATTGAAATATCGCCAGGCTTCAAGCAGAGCAGCGCGTGCGCTTGAATAATTTGTCTTCGAAAAATCCTTCATCAAAAGCTCGAACGGAATATTCAAGCCTGTTCCAATATGGCGAAGAATATTTTCAACGAACTGACCATAGGCACTATTTGGGCGACTTGGGGTGAAAGGGGAAACCTTATCACCTGGAAAAACAGGGATAATCGACCCGCCTTGCAGTTTGATATCCCATTCGTTACGCGCCGCCAGATAATTCTGAACCGAACCACCAAACATTTCACCAATTGCTTCACCATCAAGCGGTGTCTCAATAAAGGCGGCAATCATGGCATTTACCACGGCTGCCTGTAATTCACTGCGTTCATAATGGTCCAGCATTTTGAACATGGGCATAATACTGGTTAGCAGTGGTTTCCCACGGTTCTGTCCAGTGCGCTCTTTGTCATGGATATGCAGGATGCGTTGACGTCCGAATTCCGTTATTACCGGAATTCGCTCCCAATCATCTGCCTCATTATAACCCAAATAAGCATCACCAGGATGGTTCTTGCGGATCCAATAAGCCATGGGAGCGCCGTAGACATCGATTTCAATGCCGGAACGGAGGCTTTTTGTGTCCGTTTTCCCACCAGGATTGCAAAGGCGGTCAGCTTCGACCAGTTGAATGGTGGTGGCATAGTTGCTGCCACGGTCTGGCAGCCATAACGGCAAGGCAAGTGCTTCACCGTTAATGATTGTCGAACGGAAAACCAGCGATGTAAGCCCAGAAAATGTCAAGGAACGAGCTGCATCGCAGGCTGTCGTTTCTGCCCAGGACCGCCATTGCGCTTCGACATGACGTGCCCAGTCATCGGCCCATTCTTTTGTTTTGCCCAGAACACGATAATCCGGCAGGACAGATAGGCGTAATCCAGTGCCAACGACATTGTCGACCAGCGTTTGCATCGCACCAGCCGCCACACCGTGATTGCGCGTGAGATCGCGTGAACGGGATACCAATGTTGGTAATTCGTTCAGCAAGTCAGCATCAGCTGAACCCAGCAATGGCATCCAGCTGGACAATTCGCGCGAGCGCATTGATGCAGCACGATGTGCCGTATCATCCGCAGAAATGCGGCCATGCGGCTTCAACGGTAAGCCTGAGCTGTCAAGTAACTGGACCATAATATTCCTAAAAACGGGTGCGAATAATTCCACGTCTTGGTGCGCCATTCTGTTTGGCAATATCGCGTTTCAAATCTTCAATATATCGCTCCAACCCTGCGATATTTGCTTGCGAATAAGTCGTGCTGCCATAGCCATGCAAGCTCAGGGTAACTTCTTGTGTGCCAGTCAAAAGGCGGTGACGTGCTTCTTGGGCTTGCGTTAGTTTTGTTTCAAGTTCGAGTAATGTTGCTGTCATAATCGTTTCCATTTGATGTTGACACAAAACAATAAAATTAGTAATTTCAAGAAGGTTAAGGAAATATCCAGCTGCTCGCGGCCATTAGGCTACGGTGAAAATTTCTATTACGTCTTTAAAAGTCAAAACAACTTTTTCAGGACTTCTTAATGCGAGCAAAGAAATAAAGTCCAAGAAAGGTTGATAAAATGTCTACCCCTACACAAGAAGGCTTCAAAGAAAAGGCAAAAGTAATCCGTAAGTTTCTAAATGAAAAATACGGTGTCGATGTTTCGCATGGTCATTGCATGGAACTGATCTCACAGTTATTTGGTTTTAAAGACTGGAATACAGCAGCGGCAGCACTGAAGCCAAAATCAAAAGAAGATCTTTTGCCTATTCATATCAGAACTGTTGGTGATATGAGAAAGGCGTTAGAGCTATTCGATGACTCGGCCATAATGGATGGTGAATACGAATTCAAACTCAAAGATTTCGTGGATGAAATTGATTTTGATGAGCTTGATGGAACAATCACTCAGGAATTTTCATTAGTGCTTGAGCGTTACGTTTCTGATATCGCCAGTTTCACATTGCATATGGAACATGAGAGCATTGGTTTTCAGAGATAAGGATCATCAGATTTAGTGATTTTTCGTTTTGGAATAACGAAAGCAGTTTCTGATTTTTCTTTTTTAATGATGCTTGATTTATGGTCAAGCATAGGTGCAGGCGGTGTACTTTCCACGGCCTGCGTCTGCATTTCATTTTCTAAACCTAAAACCTCCTCTAATTGTCGCCATTTATATTCAGACATCCGGTCCAGCCCATAAATCGATGCAGCAGCGCGCGCGTAAACACGGCAATCTAGCGCTTCGTTATTGCGGGTTGGATCTTTCTCCCAGGTTGCCTTGGGAAAGCCTTTGTGAAGGCGGATAACACGCCGTTCTGCGGTAATCTGTTTAAAGAACTCCTCGCCGTATTGAGGGAAATGGCAACTGCCAGGAGGATATTTCTCACCATTATCGAGAGCTTCGACGGTCGGCCATTCCAATTTCAGCCAGCGATAAAGCTCCATCTTTGCCACGGGGCCAGATACGTTCCAAACACGCAAGCCTCGGCGCTTCCCTCCAGTATCGGCCTTAGAAACGCTTAAAATCAGTGAAGTTTCACGTTCTTGGCCTTTGATCGCTACAACGGTGCGCGGTTGGGAGGCCCGCGCACCGGAGGCTCCCCAGACGGCTTGAGGATGCTTCTTTGTCCAGTTATAGACATCTTGTGTCGCATAACCGCTATCGACGGCCATGACGCGGATCGGCAAAGTATGGCCTGTTTCATGCGGCCAGTCGCGCTGCAGGACGGCTTCATCCAAGCGTTTCCAAACTTCAGGGCGAGCAGTGTCACCATCAAGCACAAGATGATCAACTGACCAGCTTTCTTTATTGCGGCCCCATGCCACGATTTCGCATTCAAGGCGATCTTTCTGGACGTCGACACCAGCTGTCAGGAACAGGCCCTGGATCGGCACTACGCCGATCCGATAATTCTCGCGGCGCTCATAGATACGTTGCCATTCAGGCGCTTCAGAAGATTCTTCATAAGGCTCTCCCAGCACCGTATTGACGAAACCTTTCATCAATTCAGGGTTTTTCTTAGCTTCCTCGAACATGGCAGCAGCATCGCCCCATGAAAACCAGCCAATCGGGCTATAAAGCGATGACAAGTGGTATCCAACGGTGCCATCCGTATTCTCGTTTGTAACGCGCCATTCGCCTTTGGCCAGCATGTCAGTTTTATGATATTCAGCAATTAGGCAGCCGCAATCTTCGCAGACATACTCGCATTCATGCGGACTTCCTTCCGGCCAGCGCAGTTGTGTGAAACGCAATGGTTGAAAATGCCCACATTCAGGACATGGAACATGGAAATATCGCTGATCGCTTTTCTCAAATTCACGCTGGATACGCGATAGGCCTTTAACGGTCGGTGTGCTGACCATGAAAACCTTTCTGCGCCGTCGAAAAGTTGCTGAGCGACGTTCGGCCAGAAGGATCGGATCGCCTTCTTCGTCGACATCGCCTGGATAGGCATCAATCTCATCCATAAACAGATAGCGGGCGGGCATGGAACGAAGTCCGACCGCAGAATTCGCGCCTGTTAAAATCAGCAATCCGCCAGCGAATTCCTTGCTCAAGATCGTGTTGCCGGAATCGCGTGAACGATTTGGCTTCACGCGCTCTTGCAGCTGCGGCACATCCTGAATAAGCGGGTCGATACGCTGCTTCGAATGACGCTTGGCCAGTTCCACGGTCGGCGCAACCGCCATCATAGGACCTGGGGCCATATGGATGACATAGCCAATCCAGTTATTCCCAGCTTCGGTCCCGCCAACCTGAGAGCCTTTCATGAACACAATCCGCTGCACCGATGATGACGGTGACAGATGATCCATGATTTCTTTCAAATACGGCGTGCGGGCTGTGCGCCAGCGTCCAGGTTCAGCCGCAGATTTCGGGGACAAGAGCCGGAATTCATCAGCCCATTCTGAAACCAGCAAGAATGGATCGGGTTTAAGCGAAGAAAGCCAGGTATTCAGGATGTCAGGATCATCCATCACCTCGCTCTGAAGGGAGTTTTGCATCGCCAAGCTCGCTTAAATGTTCCCGCACATATTTTTCTAAAATCGTATGCATCAAGTGCTCATCCACTTGCAGTTCAGAAGCCATTTGTGAAGAAATCCGCGAAGGCCAGTTGACCCATGCATCCCGTAACTGACGGCCTAATCGAAAAACCTGAGCTTTGACCTTATCTTTATTGATAAGGCTTTCTTTTTTCTCCTGCAGCTGGAGGCGTGCCAGATGCGCTTTGGCAATTTCGTGAGCGGTCCGCGCCTGTTCGAAAGTTGTCAGACTGGATGGGCTTCGTCCATTTCCCCTTAAAGTTTCCTGGACCGAACGAAAAGCTTCAGGATCATTGGTCGGTTTGCGTTGTTTCGCAGGATCGGTATTGGCGTGCCAGTCAATGTCAGCTTGCGTGGCATCTATTGTGCCATCTGGTAAAGTTTGGATTCGGCCCGACTGAATTGCTTTCCGAACAGCTTTATCCGTAATCCCGCGATAGCGGGCATAAGCCCTGATTGATAATCCCATGGTTATATTCGATCATCTTTGTCATCCGACTGCCGACGGGTTATTCATTAGGCCGCTGCAAAACGGCTTTCTTACCAGTAAAATCTTCCCAGCGTTTGACGATGACATCCACATATTTGGGATCCAGCTCAATCAATCGCGCGCGGCGGCCCGTTTTTTCACAGGCAATCATCGTGCTGCCGGAACCGCCAAAGGCATCCAAGACAATATCCTTTGTCTTGCTGGAATTGATAACGGCACGCTCAACCAGTTCAATCGGTTTCATGGTTGGATGCAAATCATTCACAACAGGCTTATTCACAAACCAGACATCGCTCTGATCACGGCGACCGCACCAGAAATGGTCGATACCATCTTTCCAGCCGTATAAGATTGGCTCGTATTGTCTTTGATAATCGGCGCGACCCATGGTGAAATGGTTCTTGGCCCAAATAATAAAGGTCGACCATTTGCCACCAGCGCGCACGAAAGCATCGTGCAAAGTATGCAATTCGCTGGAACTCATGCAAATATACATCGCGCCTTTGCAAACCATCATCATGTTGGTGCAAACGTCATAAAGGAAATTTCCAAAATCAGCGCCTAGATTGTCGTTTTTAATGGGGCGGGCTTTGCCGCGCATTTTGTCTTTGGCTGAGTTTGCGTAATTGACGTTATAAGGCGGATCGGTAAAGACCATATCAGCCAAATCATCGCCCATAAGTTTTTCAAAGCTATCATAAAGCGTGGAATCTCCACAAAAGACTTTATGATCGCCGCAGATCCAAATATCACCTTCGACACTTACAGGCGTTTCAGGGACTTCCGGCACTGCATCTTCATCGGTTTTGCCTTCGTGCTGATCTTCACCATCGGCAAGGAATGCCTCAAGTTCTTCATCATTAAAGCCCAGGACATCGATATTGAATTGATCGTCGTTGAGGGAAACGATTTCCTGTCTCAGCAAATCTTCGTCCCAGCCGGCATTATCAGCAATTTTGTTATCTGCAATAACCAAAGCGCGGCGCTGTGTTTCTGATAAATGTTTGAGGCGAATGACTGGAACTTCGGAAATGCCAAGCATACGCGCTGCCATTAAGCGGCCATGCCCAGCTATAATGCTGCCATCATCGCCCATTAGGATTGGGTTTACGAAACCGAATTCGGTCATGGATCCCGCAATTTGTGCAACCTGGGCATCAGAATGCGTTCGGGCGTTACGGGCATAGGGGATGAGATAGTCGACCGAAACGTATTCGACTTTCAGATCATTGATATTTAGATTTTCAGTCATTCAAGACTTTCTCCAAGTTTAGTTTTAAGAGTTCGCCACGCATAAGCGGCAGCCAGCGGGACCACGCCGTTGCCACAGGCGCGAAGCCTGTCCACCCTGTGGGCCAGCCCATCAGCGCTTCCGTGAATGCTGGGTTCAAGGTCTGGCCTGTGTTTGAGGAATTGCTGCCATCCAACGATGTCCGAGGGGCTTGGCGGGAAAGATTGCTCCTGGTCGCCACCTTGCTGTGAAACAATGTCCCGTCCTTCCAGTCCCGCGCTGTCGGCGTGGCCCATAAAATGGTCTGGGCTTTCAGAGAGCTGGAGCATTGATCCGTTCGGTCGCCCATGCGTTTCAGGAAGGTTTCCTGTTTCTCGCCGCTTTCCTGCGCGCGGGGAGTAAGCCAGGATGAACAGCCTTTCACGTTTATGCGTTGCACCGACTTCTTCCGCCGTAAACAGGCCAGCCTTAACGCAATAACCCATTGATCGAAGGTCATCGTGGACTTGCTGGAAGCCCAGTCGTAAATGTCCTGGGACGTTTTCGAAGAAGCAAAATCTGGGCAGGATTTCTCGTACCAGTCGAAATACATCTGGCCAGAGGTGACGGGGGTCTTTATTTCCAAGCTGCTTTCCCGCAACGCTGAAAGGCTGGCAGGGATATCCGGCAACGATGCAATCCACTTTTCCGCGCCAAGGCTTGCCATCGAAGGTTTTAAGATCCGTCCATATAGGCGCTGGAGCCAGGACGTTCTCTTCCATATGCGCCGCCAGGATTTCACAGGCAAAGGCTTCGATCTCCACAAAGCACACCGTGCGAGCATTTCGCTCCGCCAGATGCAAGCCGAGGTCAAGTCCTCCAACTCCGGCGCAGAGGGACAGAATTTGGCAGGAAGGTAAATCCACACTGGCTTTTCCGGATCTGGGTACGCAGCCTTTGGGTCCGCATAGGCTGGTCGCGGCCAAAATGCGGTTTTTCAGGGCGTTATTTTTTGATTGGTATGTGACTGCGGACCCAAAACGAAACCTTGTCACTAGCGAAATATCGGGCCTTAGCCCGCCGCATAGGGTTTATCGCTGGGAAGGACCCGTCGCCATTCAGCAATAAAATGACAAGGATGCCGATGGAACAGTCCATGGCATCGTCTTCGAGTCAATTGTCGTGATGATATCTGTGAAGATGACAAAAAACGTGCAGATTGTCCGCAGTTATTTTGTTCGGACAGTTTTGTTTAATGATTTGAAGGACACGCTGATGGCAAACTGGTTGTCAGAGAAGTCTATGGTCAGCTGGGAAGGCTCGTAGCCATCCGATGCCCCATGCTCAACCAGAGATTCAATCCCTTTTAAATCTAGAAACTCAACACCGTCATCGCCACCAAATGACGCACGTTTGTTTTCCCACCAATCGTCAAAGTCCATGGTTTGAGGGTTGCATTCATCTGCATAGACGACAATTGGCTTTTCGACATGCTCAGGCTTACTGTGGTGCATTCCATCAGTTGTGTTAGGCATCAGGTAAACGCCTTCATCACCAACCAGCCATAACCCCTTTGGTGTATTTTGACCATAAAGTGGTTTTACTGTTTTGGCTGAATTGACCTCTTCAATCAGCTTTTGTATCCCATTCCATGGGAAATGTAATTTCATGATTGCTCTCCTTTGGGTTAATAGCAGTCGAACCAGCGCTGGCAAATCTCGATAAAATGATCGTAATTATCCGAGGTGGCTTCGTTTACAAAGTCTAGAATGTCGTTTTTAGATAATCCGCCATCCTTGGCAGCATTACGGCATAAATCCAGAATTTTTAAGATGTCGCCATTGGCGCTGCTAATATTGACGCTGATATCTAAATATTTGGGGATGGATATATCCATTCCGATATACCGCGCATAATCTGAACCAGATGGGTCAACATAAAGTGTTCGCCGTCCTGCTGCGCTTACAGCGATAGCCAATCGGACGTTGTTAGGATCCCACCCGCCTTTGCCAGCTAGCCATGCACGACTGGCCAGAGGTCTTGCAACGAAGGCATCATATTCTGCAGTGGTCATCTCTTTTATCTCAATGACGCGTGTTTTTTCAGGTTTGCCTTCGTTATATCGAATTACGGACTCGATCTCATGCAAAGATTCTGGTTTACGGGTATATCTGACCAAAACTATCTCAGGCATGGGGAACTCGCTTTCTTAGACACTGGCTGGCAGATAATTCAAGCCAACTATTAATTTCTTTGCGAACAACAACTTCAGCAAACAATGTCATTTCCTGACCATTTGATTCAAAGGGGGAAGCATGCCTTAGAGTTCGAAAACGGCGTTGAAGCATATCAATCAGCTGTTCTTCGGTGGAAAATAATTCTGACATCATTCTTCTCCTTATTTTGTTTCCTGACCAAGCATTCCTTTGACCCATTCGATGGCATCAGAATCCGTACCATTCACACTCCATTCGCGCACTCGTTCTATTCTGGGCTTAGAGCTGTCATAGGATTTGCTGTTTTTATAATTATAAATCTCCACAAAGCAGTCAGGCGCTAATTCGATTAACCAATGTGCTTGTGTTTTATAGGCGTCACCCATTTTGGGATGGCCAAAGGCTTTAATCAAAGCGCGGTAAGTGGCTTCGATTGTGCCTAAGAAAGCTAATTCTTTTTTGGATTTTTCTTCTTTTGATTTGCGGCCAGCTTCATAAGCTGCTTCTAATGCGTCTTTAACACCCCAAACCGATACATCGTGGAAATCAAGGCAATCTCTTTTTCGTGTTTCCAAAGTTTGTATATTTAGATGTTGTGCAGCGATTTGATTGATTATTTTTTCTTTAGGCATCGTCAATTCCTATTTGAAATCTTTTGTTTCTTTGATGGCGCGTTCAAAATATTTGCGCCAGTTTTTCTCAGCGATAAGTCCGGTAAGGTGCTGTTTAATGGATTCTGTTGTGGTTGGTCCGCCTTTGATAAAGCTTAACTCATCAGCAAGATGGCGACCGAGACGGCTGTCCAATACATCGCGGGCAAGTTCAGCGGTTAATTTAAATTCTGTAATCAAAAACTTGCTGACCGTGTTCCAAGTCAAATCGGCGTTGTATTCGTTGCGGACGCTTGTTCCCCAAAATCCCCATTCTTCGTTTGCGGTTTGCAGCGGCTTTGTGTTTTGCATCGTTTTTCTCCTTGTTACATCTATATGTTTGCTTCATTCGCGGAGACTATCCACTCAATTCGAGTGATTATGATTGCGAAGATCTGGGATGAATGATCATTTGATTATCGTTGTTTTTATCGGGTTTTTGCTGCAATTCGTGCTAATGCCATGCGGTACATTTCCCACGCTTTTGTGCGACCAAAACCAAGCTGCCAGCAGATCTGTTTCCAGCGCACACGTTCGGCGCGCAGCCAGACCAGTTTGCGCTGATTAACATCCAGCCACTTCATCCAGATGAAAAGCACTTCTTCCATTTCGCTGATCGATTTAGCGGAAGGCGGACCAAGCCGCAGGGGTGTTTTTTCCATTTGCTGCAGCTCGGCCTTGTCACGGCGAATTTCTGGCCATGTGCTGAAATAGCCTTGGACTTTCACCGGAGGCAAACGGCGTAGGGTTCTGGCGGCATCTTCAAGCCTTTCCTGGATGATTTTTTCACTGACAGTCAGGCTTTCATTTGCGGACATCGTGGCCTCTTGGTTTTTTTGGATTTGCAGGAAGCTGTCCGCATCCTCGTTTCAAACGGGATGCGCCAGCATTACTCCGTAGGAGTAAGGGAGATCCTGCCGACTTGCCGAGTGGCGGAAATTCCGGTCCAGCAAGGCTTTTGTGCAGTCGGTCAGTTGGCAAAGCCAGTCGGCACGCGCCAACTGGTTTTGTAATGTTTATCACACTTTGGCCTGAATCTTGTTGGCAGCCACTCGGCAGTCGGTAAGTATTGAAAGGGGCAGTCGGCATTACAGAACCCCCTCGAAATAAACCCAAGTCTCAGGATCATCCACCTCGGTAATGTCACCATTCTCAGGGTGCTTGAAATGTGTTGGCAGGATGGCCTGGCCATTAAAGCCCAAAGTCATACCTTCAACGCAGATATAGCCTTGCGGGGTTCGTTGTGGCTGAGGCAGCCCATATCGGGCGGCATTTTTGAAAAACTTTATATGCCCTAATGCAGATAAGGTATTTATGCGCTCACGGATCGCGCGACTACTGCTTAAGCCGGATTTATTCTCAAAATTTTCGGCAAATTGATTAGCGGTATAAACTCGCCCTTGCTGGGCCTCAGAATAGACCAAGCGCAGGATGCTTTCTTTCCGCCGCAGGCTTTCTGCATTCGTTTTGCCATCGGACAATAGCCGTTCTGATTTGGCTGGAATTTCTTCCCATATACCGTTCTTTTTAACGATAATCTTTTGCGGGATCTCTGGTCCGTTTCGTAACTCAAAAATCAGCGTTCGTTCTTGCTTGGCTTCGTCGGGCCGGAATAAAATCATGCCAGATGTATAATAACTACGCAGGCTGCCTGCGCCGCTTAAAGCCTGGAATGGATCTTCCTCAATATTTCGTTTTGATATCTTTTTCGTGTGATGGGTGAGAATGATACCAGCGTTCGGATTGATTTTGTTACGGAGCGTTTCAATACGTTCTTGCAAGAAATACATCATTGCATCATTATCATTTTCGCCGCCTGGATGAGCGCCGCTGTTGAATACGTTTCGGATAGGGTCAATAGCAATGATATCCGGCATCTCAGCCGTAAATTTGGCCTTGACCGCATTCACAACTTGTTCAATGCCGCGCTCATCCAGTATCAATCTGATTTGTGGAGTGATCATGAAATTCTGATCAAAATCCGGCAATTCCAGCTTTTGAATGCGTTCACGCAAGTAATGGTATTGTATCTCCGCTTGCAGATAAAAAATCCCCAGCGGTCGGCTTGTTCCCATACCGATAAAATCTTTCCCCGCAGCCATATGTGCCAGCAAGGTAATAAGAAAGTCGCTTTTTCCAACTTTAGGTGCGCCGCCAAAGACCAGGATGCCGCCAGGTGTCAAAACACGCGGTGTAATCAAATCAGGCGGTATTGGGCTACGATCTGCCGCCAGTTCTGCTATGCTATATAATGGAAAATTTGTGTCTAACCGTGGCTTTTGTTTTATGGACACCCGTTCCCAGCTATTCACAATATCGGGAATACACAAGCCTTCAGCCACGGCATCGGCGCTATCCCATTTGGGAGGCTTATCAACAGGGATCTTTAGGATTTCGACAGACACGGCTCCTGCGCGGGCGACTGCGCTTGCAGCCTGCCGCGCATAATTCAAACCCGCTTCATCATGATCTGGCCATATCAGCACACTCTTGTGAGCAAGGGGTGACCAGTCGGTCTTTTCGATTGGCGCGTTGGAGCCGTTCATGGCTGTTGTCGCGCAGTATCCTGCCTTATTTAGAGCGTCAGCGCATTTTTCGCCTTCAACAAGAATGATAAGCTGACTGGCCAGCATTGCGGGCTGGTTATAAAGCGGTCTGATCTCTGGGGCTTGTACTTTACCCTGTTTGGCATCCCAGGGACGGAATTGTTTTTTACGCCCAGGCGGGTCATAGCGATAAACTGTGGCAATCAGAGCGCCGCTGGCATCGGTATAATTCCAGCGTCCGGTGACAGGACCAAGCGCTTCTTTTTGTTTTTCTGTTTTGTTTAGGCTGACTTGGGGTGGGGAAGAACCGAGCCAGCGTTGAATATCCTGGACCAGATCTGCAAAACGGTTGTGCCTATCAATTCCTTTAACTCTGGCCCATAGGTCAAAAATATCACCGCCATCGTCAGTGGCAAAGTCATGCCAAAGGCCAGCTTTGGGGCCAGCCAATTCGACAACCATGCTTTCACCACGATTGCCTTTAAGGTCGCCAATGAAAAACTTGCCTGCGCGAGCGATGCCATTAGGCAGCAAAGCCATTAATGCGGCAGGCAAGTTCAACAGCAGGCGGCTCTTTAATTCAGCGTTTTTCTCGCTGTAATCAATTTTCAGCGGCACCACCTTTGAATGGGGAAGATCAAGCGTCAAATCCTCAGCCCTTCTTTGGCTTCTCAGATTTACGCATGGCCGCTATACCATTAAGCCAGTTCTTAATGGATGCCATTTGCCGAATAGCTTCATCTGTCTCTGTAACGAGTTCAGAAAACTGCTCGTTCGGCATGTCGATGAGATCGCGTATGGTGTATTTATCAATGCCTTGCAACAATTCGATGTTCATGCAGCACCTCTTGCCAGCGCGCCTTGATCTGTAGTGCTGGTGCGCCCTTGAGATTGCTCATAACTTTCGATTTCTTTCATGTTGTAGGCAACACGACCACCCAATTTAACAAAGGCCGGACCTTCACCCAGCCAACGCCATCTTTCTAAAGTACGCGGGGAAATGCCCCAGCGCCGCGATAGCTCAATTTGATTGAGGAAAACCTTTTCCATGCATTCGTCCTTCCTTGTTCGAGAGAATCACAAGGAAAAACTTCGCATTTGTGCGGTGTGTGAATTGGTGGTGTATCGGTGTGAAAACCGGTGTGATTTTACGTTTTATTGAAAGGAAATGTTATCCAACCAATAATTGCCTTGATTATCGAATTTAATGATTTTTCCCCAGGCTGGATGATATTTCCCTTTTGAACGGAATATGTGCTTGGGATCGTCCTGTTTTGAGTGCAAATGCATAAATTCGGTTTTATGCATCGGCTTTTTATAATCATAAAGTGTCTCAATAATTGCTGCCTGAGCTTTAGTGAAAATGAAATCTTGATTATCGAGGAAAGCTGTTCTGAAACCACTGCCAAATCCATTGTTAGCTATTTGGCCAAACAACTTCGAGTGAATCATATCCATATCAAATTTTAGAAATTTATCATTTGTAATAAGATCACCAACATATGCGATGTATGAGTTTCCTGGCAGCGAAAAAGATTCAATATGCTGAGATGTGGTAATAATCAAAATGGGTTTGTTTCTGTACTTTTCTCTTAAGTTATCGTTCAACGACCTCATTACATTTTTTGATCGTGGTCGCCTTACAAAAATTACATGGGCCTTTTTGTTTTTAAGCTTAATATCGCCCAAGGACCAGACGCGTTCTTCAGCCAATGACTTTGAAATATTTCCTGCAGGCATTTGTAACATGGATTTTAACCAGTGCAGCATCCATTCAAAATCAAGTTGATATTGTTTGATATCGTTATAGCCCACGGCTTCCCAGCCACCGTCGCTCCAATAGGCGAATTTTCCATCGCCTATATTGATAATCTCGGCTTCAATTTCATCATCGCCGCGCGGGACGGAGATGGATTTTAAGTTTGCAATTGGCCTTAAAGCGTTCTTGTTCAAAAGGTCGATGCCGTGTTTTCCAAAATGCCTATATAAAAGGCTGTGGACTATTTTTGCATCAGGGTGTTCACAGACTTTGCATGCTATTTGAAAAGTTGATTGTTGTATTCTAGACTTTGTAACAATCGACATCATTCATCCTTTCGTAAACCCCATTTCCCAAGATATTTCTCCCCAACAAAATATTTTTTTCCTGTTCGACTGTTTAAGTCACAACGATTGGGCAGAGATATTTTGATAGGCAAAATTTTAGCGCGCTGCGCTTCAGCCGTGGGATAGAACTGAAGTGCCAGCTTCGCATTTTGAATGACAAATCCACCTAAAAATGGACTGTTCTCTTCAAACCATTCATATGCTTGTTGATAAATTGATTTATTATGCTTGTTTGGAATTTCTAAGGTTATATTGCCATCGCCATTAATAGCCCTTAGCTTGATAGACATGATATTTACGTTCTCAACAGCATCTTCCATGTCGGTTGGCAAAGATCTTTCAGCCATCAGGCTGGATAAATCATATTCGCTCAAGGGCAACTGATCACTGGTAATCGTATGGCGCAAAAAAGCTTCACTAAATGCTCTTGCAATCTTTTCTCGCTGGATTTTTCCCTGTGCAATTACTTCTATAATCCCAGCGCCAGGCTCATAGCAGATGGCAACCTCATGAAGGGGTCGCCATGTTTTTGTGATTATTTCATCGTTTTCTAATTCAAGATGACTTTCAGCCAAGCCCTGAATATAAGCAGAGACTTGATATATCATCATCGGCTCATTGTCTTGTTCGGGACGATTACGTCGATATAGTTCAATCTTCATTTTTGCATTGGGGCAAAATATATTTCTCAATCCTTCTTGAAATTCTTGAATGGCAGCATCATCTTTTGAGAGAGAACGGCCTTTTGGCCCGATGAAGCTGTCCCACATATGTCCACATCTGTTCATGTCGGCATATCGAATTTCTTCAGCCTGCCGGAATGAAACGGGATCATTAATTAAAACCCATGCTGCACGTTCATGAGAATTCTGTAATTTATAGAATTCATCTTTATTTTTAACCACTGAGCATAGGGCGGTCTGGCCGTCACTATGGCTCATATTATTAACCCGCTCAGCCAGATCATGCATGTCCTGGTGAGAGGAATGATCCATCTCGTCAACGGCATTAAGAACCCAATCAATGGGATCGGTTGCGTTTTGCCAGTTTAAACTTGCTGCCAGTGAAGGAACATAATAATCCAGGTATGATTTTAGAAATGCAATCGGCATGTGTCTTAAGAAGTGGGCGATTGCAGCTGAGGTCACTATTTGACCCTTTAAAATAATATTTCGTTTTCACGTTCGCTCATGAATACGGTCCGCTGAAAATTTAGATGGAGCTGCTGCAGCGAGTGTGATGATTGCAAACAAATTATGATGGAGTTATTAACAATTACGCCTTACATACGCTTGTAAACCATTGGCATTTCTTACGAAAAACCCGACCGCTCCGTTTCGCGCGCGTTTTATCGGCTTTTAGTACACATTTAGTACACGGCACAAAAAGCAAAAAAATAACGACATATTATGTCGTTTTGTGGTCTTTTAATTTTTTGATTTATAAAGAAAAATTGGTTGCGGGGGCAGGATTTGAACCTGCGGCCTTCAGGTTATGAGAATTATTAAAATAACTCTTTATAAACATACTTATTAATTTCAATAACATAAAATTGTCGAATTAAGTTGATACAACCTAGTTAAATGGTAATGTTGTTGTGGATTAGCTTTGGCTGGTCTGGGGCGTTAGAACCTCACAATTACCGGTGACGTATCCGTCATTACGTCGCTTCTCGACCCTTTGGGCCGGGAGGCGACGGCGTATGTCCAAAGCCTCGGCTTAAAGGCCGTCGCGGTCGTGTAATTGCGACTTCTAAACTCTCCGGCCACCAGGAG